GTGTCTGGTATTCGTTTATCTTCGTTTCTTTATCTTCCCTATCCTTTCTGTTACTTACCAATTTGCTCTCAATGCTGCCCTTCGCTGCCTCTAATGCCGATAGTTCTAATCGGCTATCAATTGGAGCCAGTGATTCCTTTAGGTCAGATATTTGATTTTGAATTCCATCCTTCTTTTTATTTAAATCTTTAAGAGTAATTTGTAACTCGTTTACGATTTTTTTTAATTCTTTTAGGTCGGTTTCTTTTGTCGCCAATTCGGTTGTAAAATCAGTACGTTTGAAATTTCTGATAAGTGCACTCACTTCCTTAATGTCTTCATTAGCAGCCTCATACAACTTATCGAATATATCTAATCCCATAAACTGAGCCAATAAATCCTTTCTCTCCGATTGTGATTTATCTATGAATAAGGTATTGTTTCCCTGCAATGATAAAGCAGTAAGTACAAAGTCTTCGTATCTACCAACATATTGTTCAATGACGGAGTTAGTATCTCTCCTTTCAGTTCCATTTAGGGATTCTGATACTCCATCCTTTACTCTCCAAAACTGAACATCTACTTTAACGTTTCTTCCCTTATTAATCATTCTTGCTTCTCTCCTTATGTAGTAAGATACACCTTCTACATCAAAGTCCAATTGGCAATGGAAGTCTGATTTCCGATTATTTAGTATATTACCTGCTTTGAATGCTCTACTACATCTGTCAAACAGGCAAAATGATATCGCATCGAATAGAGATGATTTTCCGCTTGCGTTTGGTGCGAATAATCCCATTAGTCCGCTAACCTTATTAAAATTAATTATATTATCTTCACCATAGGAGAACATATTGGAGAATTCAAACCTTACCGGCTTCCATTGCACGTTTCGGGTTAATTCATCCATTACTATCCTACTATTAATTTCTTTATTTAATGATTGGATTCCTAATACATCTTCCGGTGTTACAAATGGCATCATCCTTTGTATGTAATCGGTTATTAAAGAGTTTTGATAATTAACATCCGTAATATCTTCAAGTTCTATTTGGTTATATCTATCACCAGTTTTTTTCTTTGCTAAACTATCAGTTTTTATGATTGTAAAGTCTTCAACCCCATATTTTATTTTTATTTCGGTTATTGCCCTCTTTGTATCCGCAGAATCGGTATCGGAAAATCTTACTCTAAGACGTGGAAATTTTGGTAAATTAATTACATCCGGAACTACACCATTAACAATATCCATAGTGTAATATCCGTAGTCATTTTGAATATCAACTTCTTCGTATGTTAGTGTATCCAAATCCCAAACTAAGAATCCGTGCTTATCCAATGTTTCACCAAAGTTTTGTTGTACTAAAGAACCAGCATAAACACATTTACATCCTCTAGGAGAAGTTAGTTCTTGTCTTTTATGAATATCACCTAATAAGGCTAAATCGTAACCATTAAACATATCGGTTGTAAAATGACGAGAGGATACTACATATCCAACATCAGTTTGTGAGTGGTCCACAGGTCCGTGAAATAGTGCAATCTTTTTTCTGGCCGGTATCATTGTCCAATCATCTGCTTTAGGCCAATTGTCTTTGTTATCAAAAATAGAATATACTGCAAACGCAACTTTATCTTCCCAAAATATTTGTGTATCTTTTAAATAATGAAAATTTGGAAGATTGAGTGCATCTACAATGGGTGAAAGTACATCCAAACGGTCAGAGTTATTCATATTACAATCGTGATTACCTGCAATAAGAATAGTTTTACAATGATTAGAACATTCGGTAAATAGCCAACTAATCTCTCTCACTAATTCCGGAGATAATTCTAATTTAGCGTGTGCAATATCACCTGCTAAATAAATGATTGAATCTTCCGTGCCTCTTTTACGAATTTCTTCAAACATCTTATCAAATACACCTCTAAATTCTTTGTGCCTCTTTACATTACGAATATGAATATCCGCAATATGATATATCCTTTTTAAACTCATATATTATTTAGTTTTGAAAGTACCAAATCATCCCAATTAGTTTGTTTGGCATCTTTTAACATTTCATTTACTTTTTGGAATCCCATTTCACCAGCATCTTTATCGGTTGGTATAATATTCCTCACTTTAATTCCATTTTTCATAAACCATTCGGTATGCTTAGTAGAATCACCAACGGCATCCGAGTCTAACATAATCGTTACCTCTTTAACACCCTTTTCCATAATTTTATTTTTGAGTTTGCTGAGTAAGAATTTACCCAACAATGGAATTACATTTCTTTTTACCGAAAATGAATCAAATACACCTTCCACCAAAGTAATTGGTTCGTTCCAATTAATCTGATTCTCAAATACAATTACATCTCTACTTACCGGTGGATTCTTATACTTCATTTTCTCATCTTCATAAAATGAACGAGCTACAAAGTAATTAAGGTCACCATTATCATCGTAAGAAGGTATAATAACCCTACCACCATATAACCCATCTTCGCAATATCCAATGTTATACTTTACGATATCAGCTTTTGTGATAGCTCTTTTATTTAGGTAGTGGATAGCTTGATTATATGATGGATTAAATGAACCAGTTGGTTTGAAATATAATTGTTTGAATTCTTTAGGTAATTGTAACTTAGCTACATACTCCTCTTTAGAATCATATTCAGGCTCATCACCATATACATCCCTAACCCTATTCAGGTCTCTAATATCTACATTAAGTTTGCGAAGTAATGAATAGATACTTCTACCTTTAGAATCACATACCCAGCAATGCCATCTTTGTGTATCTAAATTAACTTGAAGTTTCTTTTTGTGGTGGTTACAAAATGGACAATGATGTGCCTGTTCATTACCTTTAAGTGATGAACCTACGCCTAACGTAGAATCTAATATTGTGATTATTTGTAATTTGTTTCTACCAGATAGCATACTTTGGATATTATTACCTCAAATATACGAAATTTATCTGATATTACCTAATTAATGGTTTGAATTCTTGCAGTCATATAAGAAATCTGCTAAAAATTGTAATTTATTAGCTATATTCTCTCTTGGTTGGTTTTGAACCACCATATTTTTAAGGTCTATTAGGGATGCAGCAGCTATTTGTAGTGCATCATCTTTTGCGTTTAAGTAAGCTTCGGAGATTCCGTACTTTTTTGCGATTTCAGGTATTGTCATAACTTTAGTTTATAATATCCTTACGAAAGAATTTTCCCATAAGGTTTTCGTTTATTGCTTGTTCGTTGGCTAGCACATCGTAATGAAACTGCCATTTAATTTCGTAATATGATAAGGATTTTTTGGAAAAGCAAAACTGGATAATTTCTCTTTCAAAATCACCAGCTCTACCTTCTTTTACTTCGGACTTAATCCATTCGTTTGATGAATAGTATTTCTCCCAATCGGAAGTACTTCTAACAACTCTCTTTCTAGTCTTTCCCTTTAAGGGTTTCAATCTTCGAACTTGATTTAGGGACTTTTTTCCTATATAAAATCTACCAGTTGGTATATGTATCATTTTATAGACAAACCCAACTGCACCTTCCGGTGTGTTTTCCTCCGTAACAATATTTCCATTAAATTTCCAACTCATTGATTATTTTTTGAAAAGTTCTGAATACTTTTTTGTAGTATTCACTGCACCTTTTCTAGCTTTACTAAGTTTGCTCTCATCCGTTGTTAGGTTTACCCCACCATCGGCACTTATTGGAGTTTTATCTCCACCTTTAATATTAGCTACTCCTGTTTTAGGAATTGATTTTGTGTATATATCAACAATGCTTGCCATTTTTATATGTGTTTATTTAGTATAAATATAACGTTATGTATCAAAACGAATAATAAAATTTACAGGATAATCTGGCTCTGATTTAATTGGTTGTGGTAATTTTGCAACCGCTAACAAATTTAATGAATCATCATAAAGCCCAATTGTTGTAATATATGGAGCTAAATAAGAACCAGTTGGGTCTAACGAACCACTATATTCGTAATCATCAAAACTACCATATTTGTTAGGGTCTAACTTAGAAACATATGCGTATTTTGAATTTCTTACATTTCTAATCCCAGCATCATAAAAAGATGTAGTAACTAAATCATTTGGTTTTTTTCGTAACGATTCGGCTCTACTTGTAGTTATTTGAACTTTTTTAGCACCATCTTCATATATTGCGGATGGGTTTTGTGAAAAATTAAACTCTCCCTCCAATACTGGTATGAATATTTCATTTTCATATATTGTTTTTGTAGAACGAAAATCTAAAGTAAATTGAGTTAAGTTTCCAACACCGGAGCCACTTGTTATATCTCTAGTTAAAATAACCAATCCCCTATCGTAAAAAATATTACCAGCTACATTACTACCGGAATCTATTAAATTTGAATAACTATCATCCGTAAACGTTTTTGAAGTTGCATCGTTAGTAAATACAACCGTACCTGGTTTTATACCTTCTCCGTAATAAGGTTGTGGAATTGAAAAAACTGCCATTTCTCCTCCCAAAACTCTTTCGTTTTTTGATGTATATGACCTTCTTTTTCCAACCTCAGTTAACATAGATGATGTTTCCGGGTTTAAATAAAATTGTGCTTTTATTGAACGAAATAAACTTATTTTAGAATAACCATATGATTTTTCTTCAATTTCTGCGTCATAATCTCCAATACTCCCGCTTTTAGCAAAAATAGGTGAAATATCATTTTCATCCAATCTCCATTCTTTATAAACTTTGAGAGGTCTTACAATAATATCGGATTTTGGAATTTGCTTTAACATCTATTATTTTCTTTTATATAAATATTC